GTGGGCTGGAGTTTTTTCATGCATACAAATTCTGGCTAGGGAGCCAGCACCAGTTTTATGCAACTGACAAATACAAAGGAAAAAAATTAATTAAGTGGGGTCGGCCAAGCATATACCTGGCAAACAATGACCCACGGGAGGACAGAGGGGCAGATGCAGATTGGCTAAACGCAAATTGTAAATTCGTCTATCTAGACGAGGACATAACAGTCCTCAACGCTCATGCCAGTAATACGAACATTGAGCATTAAGACTCAAAGTATCTTCAACCAAACCAGCTACACAACGGAACATATCGTAAATGTAAATATCCCCAACACCAGAACGACCAGAAGTAGACCACACGTCAGTAGTCTTATCATCTCCATCTTCATCCTCATTATAAATGAGGTTCTTGTTGATTGGCTGCCAAGGGGCAGTAGTGAAGTACCGCCCATTCTCATTGCCAGAATTAATCTTTCGGGTTCGATCGGAAAGAATGGTGACACGTTCGGGATCAGTTGCGGCATTAATGCGATCAGACCAATCGCGATTGACCACGCCTTGGAAAAGCACGGACTCCAATGCATCTCGGGAAGGCTCGGCATCGGGGCCAGAACCAAGAAGGTTCCACATGGCACGCTGGACACCATTGGTGTTGTCATGTTGATACAAAGTACCAACGGGGAAAACAGTCCGGAATGCGGGGCCCTTCATAGCGAAAACAACACGGCGCCAAATCCATGCAGCCCCAGTACTAGTCTCCATAATGATTCGCTCCTTGAAACCGCGAACAAATGTATGACGTAAAGATCGACCGTGCTCACTCAAAAACGAACGATTCGGGCGAGCGGAAGGACACCACAGAAAACCATAAGGATTGTCACCAGTAAGAACATAGGGATCGCCAAGAGGTTGGGCATCGGTGGCAGTATCGTTAATAGCCAGAGTCAGCGCATTGTCCTTCTTCTTGATCGAAGCGACATTGAGGATGCGACGACGGGTCATCGTGCGACGTGGACGTCTTCGAAAAACTCGTTTGCGATAACGGTAGACGGGTCGACGGGTCGTGCGCCTGCGTCGGAACGTCCTCCTCCTCTGGTACCTCCGCGGATAGGCCATTTAAAAACTCAAAACAAGAATGACAAAACCAAACAAGGTGGTGTGGGGAATTCGTAAGACCAAAGAGCTTGTCTTCCTCTCCGGTGCAAAACCAACAGGGTAGCTGTTCGGGCATGATGAAAAATACAGCGGGACGAAATGAACGGGGGAGGACACGGGTATTTATAGGTGAGTGTGCCCCGTGTCCTGTCTGGAGGTATAACATTAAATCCTCCAGACAGAACACCACGTGATGAGCTTCCACTTCAACGCCAAGTATGGACTCTTCACTTACGCTCAGTGCGGAGACCTCGATCCTTTCGATGTTGTGTGCCTTTTCACAGAATTGGGAGCTGAGTGCATCATCGGTAGAGAAGAGCACGAAGACGGCGGAACTCATCTCCACGCTTTTGCTGCTTGGGAGAAAAAGTTCAGATCACGCCGTACTGATATCTTTGATGTTGGAGGATGCCACCCAAATGTTGTACCATCTCGTGGCACACCGGAGAAAGGCTACGACTATGCTACAAAGGATGGTGACATTGTCGGAGGGGGGCTTGAGCGACCAAATGGAAGCAAAGTTCCTTGCGCTAGCGATGCATGGGCTACGATCATCAACGCGGAGAGTCGAGATGAGTTTTGGAGACTTGTTTCGGAACTGGCTCCTCGAAGTCTTGCCTGCAATTTCAACTCCCTGCGAAACTACGCAGATTGGAAGTACAGAGAAAACCCCGCACCATACGAGCACCCAGCCGATATCGGCTTTGACACGGGAAACTTTCCTGAGCTCGCTGAATGGGTACAACACAACCTGGAGAGACATTCACGTGGAGGTAAGTGACGCCTGCGGCTGGCCATCCACAGTTTCGGCTTGGCCGGCAGGGACAGCCCCCACAGGGCACCCCATAGGGGACCCCACCCTGATGGGTCAATGCCCTTCCACGAACATTCACTAACCGGTATACAGAACGGTTACAGTCACTAGTGATATTTGGACCCAGTCGGAAGGGTAAAACGCTTTGGGCTCGATCGTTGGGTACACATGCATACTTCGGTGGGCTGTTCAGCCTGGACGAAGAGTTACACGACGCTAAGTATGCGGTATTTGATGACATGCAGGGTGGGCTGGAGTTTTTTCATGCATACAAATTCTGGCTAGGGAGCCAGCACCAGTTTTATGCAACTGACAAATACAAAGGAAAAAAATTAATTAAGTGGGGTCGGCCAAGCATATACCTGGC